GGTCGCTAGGTCCCGCGGAGGGTTCAGAGTTTCCCGACTGGACGTTAGGAGGACGCCATGACTAAGGGTGGTTCACGTAACCGTTCCGGGCCGCAGGCTGATCCCAAGTCGGGGCGTTCTGACTCTCGCGGCTTGAAGTTCACCGCGCTACCGTCTGAGGGTTTTACGGGCGATGTTCCCGATTTTGACATGCCGGAAGCTACGCCACGTGAGCTTGAGGTGTGGTCTGAGCTTTGGGCGACTCCGCAGGCTGCGGCGTGGGCTGCTGAGCCGTGGCGTATCCGGACGGTGGCTATGTATTGCCGCTGGTCCGTGCGTTCTGAGGGTGATGTTCCGGCCGCTTTTTTGGGCCAGGTTCACCGTCTCGGCGATCAGATCGGCCTTACTCCTGCTGGCTTGCGCGAAAACGGCTGGGCTATTGCCGCCGACGAGGTCACTGAGAAGCGAACTGAGAAAACGGACGCCCCGGAAGCGAAGGCTGCACCGGCTCGCCGGTTGAGGGCAGTCAATGGCGGCGGTTGAGGGTTTTCTTGTTGACTTTCCGACGCTGGGCGACTTGCTGGATGCCTGGATCGCTCACCATTGCCGGGTTCCTGATGGTTTTGCTCGTGGGTCTGAGTTTCGACAGTCTGATTGGCAGTTTTGGTGCACGGCGAATCATTACCGTGTTCGTCCTGATGCTCTGTGGATTCCTGATCGTCCGCTGCTGAACCAGGCGTTCGTTTATCGGCGTTCGCAGATTGTGGCGCCGCAGAAGACGGGCAAGGGGCCATGGTCTGCTGCTGTGACGACAGGGGAGGCTGTTGGCCCGTCTGTTTTCAATGGGTGGGCTGAGGCCGGCGAGGTTTACGAGTGTGCCAGCAACGGGTGCTCGTGTGGTTGGACGTATGAGTATCTGGAGGGCGAGCCGAAGGGTATTCGGCATCCGTCGCCGCTTATTCAGTTGACGGCGACGTCTGAGGATCAGGTCGATAACATCATGCGGCCCCTCAAGGCGATGATCCGACTGGGGCCGCTGTCTGATTTGCTGCTGATCCGCGAGGACTTCATCCGCATCGTTGGGGAATCCGGCGATGAGGACATGGACCGTATTGACGCGGTGACTTCTAATGCTCAGTCGAAGCTTGGTAACCCGATCTCGTTTGCCTTCCAGGATGAGTCTGGCCTGTATACGAAGACGAACAAAATGATCAAGGTTGCGGAAACTCAGCGTCGCGGCGCCGCCGGTATGGGCGGTCGCACGATTGAGACGACGAACGCTTGGGATCCTGCAGAGAATAGCACCGCTCAGCGCACGTACGAGTCGCAGGCGAAGGACGTTTTCAAGTTCTTCAGGCAGCCGCCGGCGGAACTCTCCTATGGCAACAAGCGCGACCGGGCCAGGATCCACCGATTCGTTTATGAGGGTTCGCCTTGGGTCAATCTCGACTCGATTGAGGGCGAGGCTTCGGAACTGATGGAGACGGACAGGGCGCAGGCTGAAAGGTTCTTCGGGAACCGTCTCGTGTCTGGTTCGGGTGCATGGCTGAAGGATGGTTTGTGGGATGCAGCTTACGCAACGCCCATGGCTTCCGAATCCTGAGGATGGGGCGGCGATATGCCTTGGCTTCGATGGTAGTGAGAATGACGACTACACCGCGATTCAGGCTGAGACTATCGACGGGTTCACGTTCACCCCGCGCTATGGCCCGGATAAGCGGCCGGCGATCTGGAACCCTGCGGAGTGGGGCGGCCAGATCCCCCGCGGCGAGGTTCACGCCGCGGTTGATGAGCTGTTCGAGCGTTACCGTGTGGAACGGTTTTATTGCGACCCGCAGGACTGGTATTCGGAGATCGGCGACTGGTCGCTGAAGTACGGCGAGAACCACGTTTTCGAGTGGGCTACGAACCGAAGCAAGGTCATGTATGCGGAGATCAAGCGCTTCGAGATCGACCTCGCCACGAAGCGGATCACCCATGATGGATGCCCTATTGCCGGGCTCCATCTTGCGAACGCCCGCAAGGCAGCCAAGCCGGGCCAGCAGTATGTGCTGATCAAGCCGACGAATCATCAGAAGATCGACGCTGCCATGGCTCGGATCCTGGCCCATACGGCAGCTTCCGACGCCCGCGAAGAGGGCTGGACGGACGCCTACCAGTCAAACGCCCGCATTTCCAACGCCGTTTACGGCTTCAACTAGACATGAAGGGGTGGTGGCGTGGACGCTAAACTCGCACGTACCTACCTGGAGCGCGGGCTGAATAGCTTGAGCGAGCAGGCCCCGAAATGGGAGCGGCGCCAGAACTACTTCGAGGGCAAGCAGGATGACCCGTTCGCGCCCGAGGGTGTGAACACTGAGTATCAGGCGTTGCAGAAGCAGTCCATTGCTAACTTCCTCGATATTGCGATGAAGGCCCCGATCCAGCGTATGCAGGTTGATGGCTTCCGCACGGGCCGCGATGGTGAAGCGGACGAGACTGCCTGGAACGAAATCTGGCAGCCGAACAAGCTGGATTCGCGGCAGAAGATCGTCTATCAGCAGATGTACATCCACGGCCGCGGCGTCATGTCGGTGACTCCGCAGCGGAAGACGCCCAAGACGCCTAAGATCCGCCCTGAGAACGGCAAGCGGGTGTGGATCGAGCCGAACCCGGACGATCCGTTCGAGGGCATGTTCGCGGTCAAGCAGCTTACCGGACTGGATGGCACTGTCAACGCCTACGTCTACACGGACACCGAATGGGTTCAGTTCACCCAGAGCAAGGCCGTGAAGGACTGGGGTCTGACTGCCGGCGGTCGTCATACTCTCGCTGGCCTGCCTTTTGTCACGTATGACTTCAATGTCGACGCTGACGGGGTCCCGCACGCTCCGATTGACAAGCTAATGCCGCAGCAGGATGCGATCAACACGATCCGCTTCAACACGCTCCTCGCTATGCAGTTCTCGGCTTTCCGTCAGCGCGTGTTTACGGGCTTTGATCCGGTGGCGCGTGACAGCAAGGGCCAGCCGATTGTCCGCAGAAACGCGGACGGTACGCCCATGCTGGACTTGAACGGCCAGCCGATGCCGGTGCTGAACACTCCGGGCCGGATTGGCGTTGACCGTGCACTGGTTTTCCCGGGAGAACTCACGAAGGTCTTTGACCTGCCTGAGTCGAACCTGGACAACTACATCAAGGTCTACGACACGTTCCTGAACACGTTCTTTGCGACGTCTCAGATCCCGCCGCAGTATGCGCTGACGAAGATGGCGAACACGTCGGGCGACGCAATGGCCGGTGCTGAATCCACTTTCCAGTCCCTCATCACGGATTTGAAGATGGCGGCAGGCGAATCGAATGAGTCGGTGATGCGTCTTGCGAACCGGGCCCGCGGGGATTCTTCCCCGGACGCGGCTTCAGAAGTGATTTGGGCGAGCTCTGAGATTCAGTCATTCGCGCAGATTGTGGATGGCGCGGTCAAGCTCATCACTTCGGGTATGTCCCGTGAGGATGCGTGGTCGATGCTTCCTGATGCGACTCCGACGAAGGTCAAGAAGTGGATCGAGAACTCTGATTCGGACATTGACAGGCAGGACGCGGGCGTGAATGCCCTGGCTGCGAAGATCGGCGGAAATGGTGACGAGCTTTCCTGACGCAGCTACGGCGTATGACCGTTCCATGCGTGAGCTTGAGATTGTCGCCATGGGGATCGGCCGGCGCTTCTGGCGCAGGCTGAACCCTGCGGATCTTACTGGCTCGTGGGTTCGCTCACTGGCTGGTTTACAGCCCGCGGTTGAGGAGATCCAGTTTCAGGCGGCGGCGCTTGGGGCTGGCTATGGTGCGTCTACGCTGGCGGCGCAGGGTGCTTATTCTGCCCCGCGCTCGTTCGTGGATCCATCAGGCTTCACGGGCTCGGCGCCAGATGGCCGCTCATTGTCGGGGCTGCTTTACTCCCCTGTCACGCAGGTAAAGGCTGCTATCGCCGGCGGGATGCAGCCGGGTGCGGCCCTGAAGGCTGGGCGCGGTGTGTTGGACCGGAATGTGCAGACTCTTGTGGCTGATACTGGCCGCGCTGCCGCTTCGGTAGACATCGCGGCACGGCCCCGGGTGGGTTACGTGCGGATGCTGACGCTCCCGTCTTGCCCTCGCTGCGTAATCCTGGCGGGTAAGTTCTACCGCTGGAACACGGGTTTTAGGCGCCACCCTCGCTGCGACTGCCGGCATATCCCCTCGACGGAGAATATCGCAGGGGATGTCACGACGGACCCTTACGAATATTTCCGGTCTTTGGATGCCGAGGCGCAAGACAAGCAGTTCGGCAGGCCGGCGGCGAACGCGATTCGTGACGGCGCCGACATCTTCCAGGTGGTGAACGCTGACCGCGGCACGAAGCCGGGCGGGCTCGTTACCACGGAAGGTACTGGCCGGAGCGGGAACTTCGGGCGCGGTAGGGCTCCCCGCCTCACGCCCGAGGGCATTTACCGTCAAGGACTGCCCCGCGAGGACACGCTACGGCTGCTGGAGCGCAACGGCTACATACTGCCGGGCGGCCAGAACCCGCTAGGCGTTATCCGTGGGCAGGCTGAGGGCTTCGGCGCGCTGGGGCGGGGCGGAACCCGTGTGGGCGTCCGTAACGCCGTGGAAGAGGCGCGCAGGACCGGAGAGCGCAACCCGGCAATTCGGGCCACCATGACGGCCGCTGAGCGGCGCCTGTTCGACGCTCAAGTGAACTGGGATGCGGTCCAGACAGGGCGCAACCCGTTCGGCCGTGGACAACTCACCCCCGAGTTGGCTGCCGCCGCCGAAAACGACTTCCGCAGCATCGTCATCAACGGCGACGCTGCGGCGAAGATCACCGCCCGTAAAACCATGGGCGGCAATTAGACCAACCCACCAGCGCGAGGCTGGCGGGTCTTACCTCTGCGATGGAGGAACCAATGAGTAAGAAACTGATCGGCCCGCACGGAATCGACCTACGGGCACCCGGCGGTATCGAGGCGCTGTTTGCTTTCAACCGCTCCCTGTTTGGCGATGCCGTCATGGAGGCGGGCGATCCGGCGCCCGCGGGGGATCCTGCTCCGGCTGGAGATCCAGCACCGGCACCAGCCGGCGATGCTGGAGACGCTACAGACGAGAACCTTGGCGACGGCGGTAAAAAGGCACTGCAGAGTGAGCGCGAAGCTCGCAAGGCGGCAGAAAAGCTAGCCACCGAACGTGAAGCCCGGATCCGCGAACTAGAAGACGCGACAAAGTCCGACGAGGACAAGCGCAAGGAGCGATTCACGGCGCTTGAGCAGTCCGAGCGCGAACAGGCCGCAGCTATCGCTGAGCGTGACGCGAAGCTTCTGCGGTACGAGATCGCGGCGGCCAAGGGCCTTGACCTGAAGGCGGCTCTGCGGCTGCAGGGCTCAACCAAGGAAGAACTTGAGGCTGACGCTGACGAGTTCTCCCGGTCATTCGGTGCCGGCGTCGCAGAGATCCCTGGCGCTGGCGCACGCGGCGAAACGCGAGTCCAGACCACTCCCGGCCTTGGCACGCTGACCCACGCTTACGAAACCGCAAGCAAGTAAACACCCAAGGGCGACAGCCTGCGGGCCATCCCAAAAAGAAAGAGGTAGGCCACCATGGCTGTCACCCTTGCACAAGCGGCAACCCTGTCGCAGAACACCCTCCAGCGCGGCGTGCTGGAAACCTTTGTCCAGTCCTCGCCGGTCCTTGACCGACTGCCCCTGATGAACATTGAGGGCAACGCTTACGCCTACAACGAAGAGGGCACCCTGCCGGGCGTCGCTTTCCGTTCGGTGAACGAGGCGTACGTCGAATCGACCGGCACCGTGAACCAGAAGACCGAGTCTCTGGTCATCATGGGCGGCGACGCGGACGTAGACCGCTTCATCGTTCAGACCCGCGGCAACCTCAACGACCAGCGGGCCACCCAGACCGCACTCAAGGTCAAGGCCGCGTCCTACTTCTTCCAGGACAAGTTCTTCAACGGTGACGTGACCGTTGACACCAAGGGCTTCGACGGACTGAAGAAGCGCCTCACAGGCCCCCAGGTCATCGCGGCCGCCACGAACGGCGCCCCGGTCCTCGGCAACGGCGGCACGGATGCGCAGGCGTTCTTCGACGCCCTGGATGCCCTCGTATCTCAGGTTCCCGGCATCGACGGAACCAACGGCGCGATCTACGCCAACTCTGCCATCATCGGCAAGCTGCGTTCCGCCGGCCGTCGCCTCGGTGGCGTTGACCTCGTGAAGGAAGACCTGACCGGCAAGCGCATCGTGACCTGGAACGGCATCCCCGTCCTGGATCCGGGCGTGAACCTGGCCGGCACGTCTATCCTGACCCAGACCGAAACCCAGGGCACCGCGACGGGCACCACGTCCTCGGTCTACGCCGTGAAGTTCGGGCAGGGCGAAGGCGACCAGGCCGTTACCGGCCTGACCAACGGCGGAGTGATGGTCGATGACCTCGGCCTGCTCCAGTCCCAGCCGGTCTACCGTACCCGCATCGAGTTCTACTGCGGCCTTGGCGTATTCGGTGGCAAGGCCGCTGCTCGCCTGACCGGCGTTCTGAACGCATAACCAGGAAGGAAACGCATCATGGCTGTTAGCAAGAAAACCGAAGAGGTAACCACCCTCGACACGGACACCACGAAGCCGTCTGTGACTGCTCCCGGCGACGGCCCGGCGGACACCACGGACCCGGCCGAGCGTGCCAGCACGGTCACCCCGAATCCCGGCCCGGAGGCCCTGAAGGTCGGCACGGTCAACGCCGTGAAGCCGCTGCCTTCCATCGAGGAATCGGCGCCGGAAGGTGAAGCGCGCACCGAAGAGTACGACGTTGTTGCTCCTGACGGTGAGACCGTCCGCGTCGTGCGGAACATCGAAACCGGCGAGTCCAAGCGCAAGTAGAAGGTAGGAGGGCGTCATGCAGGTATCAGTAACGCAGGCCGATATTGAGAAGGTGTGGCGCCCTCTCACGCCCGCCGAAGCGACCGTCATCCCCGGGCTGTCCGCGAGTGCATGGATCCGAGTAGCTGGCACGGTGCCCGGCATCGCGTCCTTCATGGACGTTGTGGCGCCGGCAACTGAGCCGCTGGTCCCGCTTGAAACTGTGCAGGATGTCATGGCTTCCATGATTATCCGGGTACTGAAGAACCCCGAGAGCGCCCGGATCATTTCGGAGTCCATCGATGACTACACGGATGGCCGAACGTTGGACGCGGCCATTTCGAGCGGCGAACTGTACGTGAGCGCCTTTGAGATCTCGCTACTCACGCCGGCCCCTGTCGTGCCGATCTATGGCATGTACGTGATGGGGCTCGGTGGCGTATGAGCGCAGAATCCCTAACCCTTCGCGGGCGCGCTGCTGCCGAGGCCCTGATGGTGGACTCGTGCCGGATAACTTCGGGCGGCGAGCCTGTAACGGACCCTGACACGGGCAACGTAACCACGGAGCGCGTAACAGTCTATGAGGGTAAGTGCCAAGTGCAGTCGTCAAGAGGGTTGACGGCAGCGACTCCAGAGGCAGGCGGCGCGACGTTCACGGTTGTTCCCTCGATAGTCAAGATCCCAGCCAACGCGGCAAACGTTCGAGATGGTCATGAGGTAGAACTCACGGCGTCACTGTTGAACTCGTTCACGGTGGGCAAGGTGTACCGCGTTTCCGGTTTCACGCCGGACACGTTCGACACTGCGTTCCGACTCCCAGTAAAGGAGATCGTTGGATGAGTGTTGACGCTTCTGATCTGGATGGGCTCGCTCGGGATCTCCGCAAGATCCCCGCGCTGATGGTCCCGAAGATGCGCGGCGTTGTGGCTAAGTCTGCGGTCAACACCAAGAAGCTGATGGTGGCTGATGTTCGCAAGTCAACCCACTTCAAGGGCAAGAAGAAGCCGGGCCTAGACCGTTCCATCGACTACGACCTCAAGGTGCTGGAGTTTGGCGGAGACGCTGAGATCCAAGCGGAAATCGGCCCGAACGCGCACCGCAACCCAGCCGCCGCACTCGCCGGCATCGCGTATTTCGGCACGTCGAAGCCTGGTGGTGGCACGGTTCGCAACCCTGAGGACGCGATGCTCGAAGAGGCTCCGAATTTCTTCGAGTTCG